CAGATATAATAGACATAAATATTACTCCAGTAATAGAGACAGTTAGTTTAACTATTCAACCTAACTTAACTACTATAAACGTAAACACAGTTACCGGAGGCGGTGGCGGTGCAGTTACTTCGGTAAATACTTTAGTAGGAGACGTAGTTTTAACTCAAGATACTGTTTTGGATGGTACTACTTTTAAACAGTACTCACTTACTGAAAAAAACAAACTTGCTGGAATAGCTGCCGGAGCAGAGGTAAACGTAAATGCAGATTGGAACGCAGTTAGTGGAGACGCTCAAATACTAAACAAGCCAAGTATTACTACTCCAACACTTCAACAAGTTTTAGATAATGATAATTCGTTATCAAATGGAAGAAATTTTCAAGGAAATTCTGCTGGTGCTTCTAATACTGGAAATAACGTAAATGGGTTTGGTACACAAGCACTTCAACAAAATGATGGTAACGATGTAAATGCTTTTGGAAATCTTGCTGGTTATCAAGCAGAAGCTTCACATTGTAATTATTTTGGTGCTGGCGCTGGTGGTTTAAATACATTTAAAAATGTTAATTTATTTGGGCGTTCTGCTGATGCTGATGCAGATAATCAAACAGTATTTGTAAAATACCTTGTAAATTTGGGTGCTACATATCAAGCTCGTTTATCATTTAATGATATAACAGCAGATAGAAAATATGAGTTACCCGATGCTGATGGCACAATAGCTTTAACATCTGATATTCCAGCAGAAGGAGTTACTTCAGTAGGTTTAACTATGCCTTCAGCTTTTAGTGTAACAAATAGTCCTGTAACAAGCACAGGAACATTAACTGTTACAGGAGCAGGAACCGCCTCTCAATATGTTAGAGGAGATGGACAATTAGCAACTTTCCCAAGTGGTGGTGGTGGTGGTTCTTCTGTTAATTATTATCTAAATGGTTCAATTGATGCATCAGTTGCAGCTTATCAGCAGATGTCAAACACTGCAATAATTGGAGCAGGTACTGACTTTACAAGAACAGGTAATGGATTAATAGCACAATTCTTAACAGATATAGGTAATCCAAATAGACTTGAGATACCGGGGGGAGCTTGGAACTTTGAGATGTTTTTTTCAATGTCATCAGGTGGAGGAAGTCCTAAATTTTATGTTGAACTTTTAAAATATGATGGTGCAACTTTTACAAGTATTGCATCAAGCTCTGCAATACCTGAAACAATAAGTGGAGGTACTCCAATTGATTTATATTTAACATCTTTAGCAGTTCCTACAACAGCGTTGTTAGTTACAGATAGACTTGCTATTAGAGTTTATATAGTTGATAATTCAGGTGGCAGAACAGCTACATTACATACTGAAAATAGTCATTTATGTGAAATCATTACTACTTTTTCAGGAGGTGTAACTTCATTAAATGGATTGACAGCTAATACACAATATTTTGATGAAGGCACAACAGGAACAGATTTTAATATTTCATCAACTACTGATACACATACATTCAATTTACCTACTGCAAGTGCATCAAATAGAGGTGCATTAAGTTCAACAGATTGGACTACATTTAATAATAAGCAAAATGCTTCTACGAGAAGAAATGCAAACAATAGTTCAAACAATAATATAAACTATTGTGGTGTAGCTTTAGGAACTGGAGTAAGTGAAAGTTCAGCAGTATGGACAATAACAAGATTAACAATAGCTGCAAGTGGCTCAATCACAGTAGCAACTGCTACAAACGTAGCTTGGACAAATAGAGAATCAGCAACATATATATAAAAAATAGAAATTATGCCAATTACAAGTACAAACCCAATAGAAGTAGACGGAATAGAGTATCCATATTTTATGATTAATTTAGCAATATCACCATTGGTTAAACCAACTGATATAGGTGCAAGTGTTGCTATGCGTTTAACACCTTATAGAGTGTTAGAGGATGGAAGTTCAGAAAGTTTACCAGACAATTCTATTCCTATAACTTATATGGATGTTTTTGAAAGTGGGGATACAGATGCTATAAATGCAGCAGCAACAATTATGGGTGCTTTGCAAACATTTATTAACGATAAAAATCTTTAATTATGGCTTTTAGATATGCAGTAGCAACTGGTAACTGGAGCAATACAGCTACTTGGGATGGTGGTACTTTGCCGACAGCAGCAGACGATGTATTTTCAAATAACTTTACTGTTACTATTGATGGAACTTTTACAGTATTATCAATTAGAAATACATTAAATGCAGCATTGCCAGTTATTTTAGCTGGTGGTCAATTTAGATTTGCTAATGGTGGTAATTTAACTTGTACTGCTGCACAAGCTATTTTTGTTGGCTCAACTACTCCAACTTTAGAAATGACTTTAGCAAGTGGTAATACTGGTACTTTTAATGGTAGTGTTTTGACTTTAGCGAGTGTTGGAAGTTATACATCTATTAGGCATTCAAGTTCTGGTACTTTAAATTGTAATGGAAATTATACTATAGATGGTCAGGGAGCCACAAGAAGTATAATAGCAGTTACTTCAACTGGAATTCTAAACGTTGTTGGTGACCTTTCATCTACTACAACAAGTACTACTGGATTAATGAGTACGGTCTCAATGGCAACTGCTGGAACTATAAATATTACTGGAAATATAACCTCTTCAACAAGTCCAACGTTTACAAATTCTACTGTAAGTGCAAGTTCGGGAACTGTAAATATAACTGGAAATACTACTGCAAATACAATACCAGCTGTTTATTTAAGTGGAGCAGTTACTTATACACAAATAGGAAATGTAAATGCTTCAACAGTACAACCAGCAATTTTTAATTTAACATCTGCTGCAACAATATCAGTAACTGGAATAATAACTGCTGGAAGTGGAGCAGCAGCTATTTATTCTTCATTTGCTTTGACAAGTGGATATGGTTCGGGAACTTTTGTGAAAGTAAGTGGAAATGTAGTTAATACTTCTAATATAATGGCTATTGTAGCACCAAGAGTAACAATAGACACAAACACATCAAGTTGGTTATTTCAAATAAGTACGGGTGGCAATAGAACATTATACGCTGCTGGAGTGGCTTTAGGAAATCCAGCTACAACAAATGTAAGATTTGGAACTACTTATGGTGTATCAAGTGAATTAACTGGAACGTTAAGAGTACCAAGTGCTGCAAACGTATTAAGTGGAGTTTTAACTGATAATACAACTGGAACTTTGCTTATGACACCAGCAGACTTTTGGAACTATTTAATTGCAAGTGGATTTACTGCTGATAGTATTGGCGATAGATTACAAAACGCTGCAACAGTAGCAACAACTGGTGGACAAATAGCAAGTTATAATATTTAATTAAAACAAATGAATTGGTTTTTAGAAAATTGGATGGCAATAGTTAGTACATTATCAATACCTGTTGCTTGGATTTTTGGTGGTAAACAAGCTAAAAAAGTAGAATTAAAAAATAGTAATGGTGACTTTTTAAATAAAGTTCAAACTATTTATGATGCTTTAGTTGATGATTTAAAAGCAGATAGGGATGAATTAAAAGCTTGTAATGTTGAACAAACTAATGATATTGCAGATTTAAGAAATGATGTTAGAAGTTTACAAAAGCAGTTTAATGATTTGTATTTAGCTTATGCAAAAGAAGTAGAAGCATCAAAGTATTGGAAGGATAAATTTGATGTATTAGAAGGAAAATATATTCAATTAGAAAAAGACCACGAAGCATTAAAAAAACAATTTGAAAGTTATAAAAAAACAAACAAATGATTTTAGATAATAAAGGTTATTTATTAATAACTAAATTTGAAGGATTAAGATTAAAACCATATTTGTGTAGTGCTAAAATTCCAACAATAGGTTACGGTAATACATACTATCCTGATGGTAAACGTGTAACTTTATTAGACAAAGATATAACTAAACAAGAAGCGTTTGATATGTTTAAAGAAGTAGCTAATAGATTTGCAAAAAGAGTAAATGAATTAGTAATAACTGAATTAACACAAAATCAATTTAATTCATTAGTTAGTTTTGCTTATAATGTTGGAACTGGTAATTTTAGTTCAAGTACTTTATTAAAAAAAATAAATAAAAACCCAAATGATTTGACTATTAAAGCAGAATTTTTAAGATGGAATAAAGCTGGTGGTAAAGTTATTAATGGTTTAACAAATAGAAGAAATGAAGAAGCTGATTTATATTTTAGTTAGTATTGTATTTATATCTTGTGGCTCACGTAAAGTTGATAAATCAAAAACAGAAATAAAAAAAGATAGTGTTTCAGTTGTTGATGTAAAAACAGAAATAAAAACAAATGAAAATACTGAAATAAACAACAATTCTAAAATAGATAAAACAGAAGAAGAATTTATAATTGAACCAATAGACAACACAAAAGAAATAGTTGTAAATGGTAAAACTTATAAAAACGTTAAAATAAGACACAAAAAAACAAAAGACAATAGTTTACATACAAATCAAAAGAAAGTGTCTAAAAAAGCTTTAAAACAACAAATAAAGCATAGTAAGCA